CCAAGCTAAGAGCTGGAAGAACTGGAAGATCATCAACTATTTTAACTGGAGCTGATGGTTTAGAAGATGATCCAAGTAAAATTAAAAAGAAAACTTTATTAGGTGGATAATATGGGAGGAATGAGGAGAGCTGTAGATTTAGGAGTTAAGCAAGGAGTTGTAAAACCCGTTCTTAAAACTCCAGAAGAGGGAAAAAAAATGTCAAATGCTTTAGATGACAAACTTGAAGAGAATGCTCAAGGAGGCAATAAAGCTGCTGCTGCATTATTAGTTAAAAGAAGAGGTAGAAAAAAAACAATATTAACATCAGCTACTGGTTTAAAAGATGATGATAGTAAAATAAAAAAGCAAACTTTATTAGGAGGATAGTATGGGAGGAGTTGTATCAAGACCAAAAGCACCGCCAGCACCTACACCAGCACCAGCTGCGCCAGTAGTAGTACCACCAACAAAAGCTGAAATGTTGCCAACTAAAACTGACATGGGAAATACTAGAGGTAGATCAAGTACAATATTAACTGGAGCCAAAGGCTTAGGGGATAACAAATTAACAACAAGCAAAAGAACTTTATTAGGAGGATAAATGGCAATAAACCCAAAAGCCAAACAAGTTATAGAAAAATACCAAACTTTAAAAGAGCAAAGATCTACATGGGAAGATCATTGGCAAGACTTAGCAAACTATTTTTTACCTAGAAAATCTAATATAACTTTAAAGCGTTCAAGAGGCGATAAGAGGCATGATCAAATTTTTGATGGAACTGCCACACACGCTCTTGAATTACTCTCAGCAAGTCTTAATGGGATGCTAACCAATACAATTTCGCCTTGGTTTGTTTTAAAATATAGATCTGAACAACTCAACCAGGATGACGAGGCTAAAGAATGGTTAGAGAGCTGCGGAAAAGTTATGCAGCAAGTATTCCAAAGATCTAATTTTCAACAAGAAATATTTGAATTATACCATGAGCTGCTATGCTTTGGTACTTCTGCTATGTTTATATCAGATGATGTTGATGATGATCTTAGATTTAAAACAATTCATATCTCAGAGCTTTATATTACAGAAAATGAGAAAGGAATGGTGGATTGTTTAATTAGAAAATTTCAAATTAAAAATAGAAATATTCTATCAATGTATCCAGACGCTGTATTAACAAATGATCTATTAACTAAAATTAAAAACAATCCGCAAGATGAGACTACAGTTATTCATATGGTATCTAAATCAGATGCTCCTATGGGATATGAAAATTCTAAAAATATGGATTTTATATCTTGTCATGTTCACGAAGAAAGCGGAGCATTATTAAGAGAAAGTGGATTTAGAGAATTTCCGTATGTGGTTCCTAGATATTTAAAATCATCTTCAAACGAAATTTATGGAAGATCTCCAGCAATGAATGCGCTGCCAGATGTTAAGATGTTAAACACAATGTCTAAGACAACTATTAAAGCAGCTCAAAAACAAATCGACCCACCTTTAATGGTTCCAGATGATGGTTTTGTTTTACCAGTAAGAACTGTACCTGGAGGATTAAACTTCTATAGATCTGGAACTAGAGAAAGAATTGAGCCATTAAATATTGGAGCTAACAATCCAATAGGATTACAAATGGAAGAGCAAAGAAGAAAAGCTATTAGAGAAAATTTCTTTGTTGATCAATTGATGACTGTCCAGGGACAAAACATGACAGCTACAGAAGTCATGCAGCGTACTGAGGAAAAGATGAGATTACTTGGACCCGTATTAGGCAGACTACAATCTGAATTATTACAGCCGTTAATTACTAGATCTTTTAATTTACTATTTAAAAATAATAAATTTGCCGAGATGCCTGAGACTTTAGGCGATCAAGATATAGAAATAGAATATGTATCTCCATTAGCCAAAGCTCAAAAGACACAAGAGCTATCTTCTATTATGAGAGGTATAGAAATATTTGGTTCACTTCAAAATATAGCTCCAGTATTTGATTACATAGATGTTGATGGTTTAGTTAATCATATTCAAGAAGTATTAGGATTACCAGCTAAGGTAATGAGATCCGCTGCAGAGGTACAAAAAATCCAGCAAGATAAACAGCAGCAACAAATGGAGCAAGCTCAGATGCAGCAAGCTCAACAAGTTGCCGAAAGTGCTGGTAAGATTGCACCAGCCTTGAAAGCGGGAATGTTTAATGAATGAAAAAGAACTTAAACAATTAAACTTAGATTACAAAACGACTTTTGGATCAGAGAGCGGAGAACGAGTGCTTGAAGATCTTAAAAAGAGATGCAGCTTTAATTCGACTACTCACATTAAAGGAGATAGCCACGAAAGCGCATACTTAGAGGGATCAAGATCCGTGGTCTTGTTCATAAATAATATGCTAAACAAAAAGGAGAAATAAAAATGTCTAGCGAAAATCAAGAGGTAGCAACACCAGCTCAAACTGAGCAGCCATCGGTGTTGTCTGGAGATCCTACAAATAATACTCCAGAAGTAAGTACAGATTGGAAAGCAAGTCTTTCTGATGAAGTAAGAGCAGACAAGTCTTTAGAAAATATTAATGATATTGAAAGTCTTGCTAAAAGTTATGTTCATGCGCAAAAAATGGTAGGAGCTGATAAAATTCCAGTACCTAACAAATTTGCAACTGATAAAGATTGGGATGCAGTTTATGAAAAACTAGGCAGACCAAAAACTGCAGAGGAATATAAATTCAATTTACCAGAAGATCAAAAGGTAGATGAGGCAGCATTAAAAAATTTTTCTACTCAAGCACATAAGCTAGGTTTATTACCTGGACAAGCTGACGGGATGGTAAAATTTTATAATGAAATGATTGGCAATGAGTTAGCGCAAGCAGATAGTATTGCTACATCACAAAGAGAAAAAGCTATAACTGAGCTTAAAACTGAATGGGGACAAGCATACGATCAAAAATTACAACAAGCTAATAATGTTGTAGCGGGTGTTTTTCCAAAAGGTTTTATGGATACTAATTTAGCAGACGGAAGTAAATTAGGAGATCATCCAGCAGTTATAAAAGCGTTTGCAACATTAGCTGGTAAGATGGGAGAAGATAATATTGTTCAATCATCTGGACCAACAATGATGACACCTAAACAGATTGACAAAGAAATATTAGCTTTACAAGCTCCAGGTTCAGCATATTGGGATAGTAAGCATCCTGGACACGATGCAGCTGTTGAAGAAGTAAAAAATCTGTTTGAACAAAAGCACGGAGAAGAGCAATAGAATTTAGCTTTACAGAATTATTATTTTTTTGTAATGCTAAGTAATATTTGGATAATCGCAAGACCCAAGTTGCCACTAGGAATAGACTAGGATCCAGGAGATCTTAAATCGAGGAGCGACCCGCAAGGATAATCATCCGTTTAAACATAAACAACTAACAATGAAAAGGAGACATAAATTATGTCAACTCAAATAACTACAGCATTTGTAGAGCAATACTCTTCAAATGTTTCAATGTTAGCTCAACAAATGGGATCTAAACTTAGAGGTTCTGTGGATGTTGAAACTGTTAGAGGGAAAAATGCGTTCTTCGATCAAATCGGAGTGACAGCTGCTGTGGCTAGAACTACTAGACACGGGGCAACACCTCAAGTTAATACACCGCATAGCAGAAGACGAGTAAGTTTAGCCGATTTTGAATGGGCTGATTTAGTGGATGACTTAGATAAAGTAAGAATGCTTGTAGATCCAACAAGCTCGTATGCAAAAGCAGCAGCGGCAGCAATGAACAGATCAATTGATGATATTGTAATTGCAGCTATGAATGCGGATGCAGCAACGGGTGTAGCTGGTGGTACAACAACTGCTTTACCAAGCACATCTAAATTTGCAACTGCACAACAAGCAGATGGTTTAACTCTAGCAAAATTGCTAGCAGCTAAACATTTCTTTGACGCTGGCGATGTAGATCCTAGCATTAAAAGATACATCGTTTGTGGGGCTAAGCAAATCCAAGACTTGTTAAACACTACTGAGATCAAAAATTCTGATTTCAATACTGTAAAAGCTCTTGCTCAAGGCGATATTAATTCGTTCTTAGGTTTTGAGTTTATCATGTCTAACAGATTGCCTTTTGACGCAACTAATGCTGACGACAGACTATGTTTTGCTTACACAGCAGACGCAGTTAAGTTAGCAATTGGTTCAGAAGTTAAGGCTAAAATATCTGAAAGAGATGACAAGTCTTATGCAACTCAAGTCTATTACTCTATGGCACTTGGTGCTGTGAGAATGGAGGAAGAAAAGGTATTCGAAATACCTTGCGATGAGTAATCAATAGTTAAGTAATGGGAGGCGAGCAATCGCCTCCTATCAAATAAACCAAATGGAGGAACTTATGCCAAAAGGCAAAGGAACATACGGGTCTAAAAAAGGCAGACCACCAAAAAACAAAAAACCAATGAAACCAAAAAAGAGATAATAATATATGTCACTTTATAAAAACATTAACGCCAGAAAAAAAGCTGGTACATCAAGATCTAAAAAAAATAGTACAGTATCAGCTAAGTCATACAAAAATATGAAAGCTGGTTTTCCAAAAAAGAAAAAAGGATAATTTATGGCAAGCGTAGTATCAATTTGTAATTCAGCATTAAATCAGCTCGGAGCTGCAAGTATTACTGCGCTTACCGATAACTCTAAGAATGCTAGACTTTGTAATGAAAGATATGAAACAGTTAGAGATGCAGTATTTAGATCTCATCCCTGGAACTGTTTAATTAAAAGACAACAGCTAGCTCAAGATGCAACAACTCCAGCTTATGGATTTTCATTTCAATTTAGCTTACCTAGTGATTGTTTAAGATTATTAAATTTAGATGCTTATAATTCAGATCACAAAGTAGAGGGTAGAAAAATTTTATGTAATGAGGCATCAATAAAAATTGCCTACATATCTCAAGTCACAGATCCAAACGAAATGGATGTATTGCTAAGAGAAACTATATCAGCGGGTATAGCAGCAGATCTTGGTTATGCTATTACAGCTAACCTACAAGTTTCAAAATTAATGCAAGAAAAATATCAATTTAAGTTATCCGAGGCTAGACACGCAGACGCTAGCGAGGGATACAATGTTGATCCTAAAAATGGACAAGTAGATCAAATCTTAACCGAAGATTTTTTAAACAGTAGATATTAAATATGGGAAAACAACTTTTAAGTATTCCTAGCTTTACAGCTGGGGAGATGAGTAAATCTATGCAAGGTAGAACTGACTTTGCTAAATATTTTTCAGCAGCATCTCGTATTGAAAATTTTGTTGTATTACCTCATGGACCAATAACTAGACGACCAGGCACATACTTTGTATCAGAAGTAAAAACAAGCTCAGCTAAAACAAGATTAATCTCATTTACATTTTCCACAACTCAAACTTATATTTTAGAATTTGGTAATACCTATATTCGTTTTTATAAAGATGATGGTCAAATTACATCTGGTGGATCTGCTTACGAAATTTCTACACCCTATACTACTGCACAATTATTTAATTTAAAATTCGCTCAAAGTGCCGATGTCATGTATATTTGTAATGAGAACCATTCCGTTAGAAAATTATCTCGTACTGGTCATACTTCCTGGTCACTTACCGAAGTTGAATTTAATGATGGACCCTACCTAGACAGCAACACCTCATCAACAACTATGACACCCAGCGGAACATCTGGAAATATAACTATAACTGCCAGCAGCTCTACTTTTGTTTCAACAGATGTAAATCGATTAATAAGTTTTAATAGCG